ACGGCTGCACGAGTGTCCGCATCTTTGATTGCAGCGATACCTTCAGTCAAGGCAGGAAGAGACTGCTGTGCACCGGGGACTTGCTTAAAGACCTTTGTTTTACGGGCTTGCTTTGCCTTTTCCAAACCCATGCCACGAGCTTTACCTTCAGCCTTGAAGATGTTAGGCGGTGGGGGAAGATCGTTTGCAGCAGACATCTTTTCGATGGCTGATTGTACTGTTGCAAGAGTAGTGAAGGTAGCTTCAGAACCGACTTCGTTTAGGCTTGTAAGAAACTTGCTGTCGCCTATTGTTGACCAAGCATCGTCTAGGGATTTACCCGCAGCTTCGATTGCCTTAGTAACAGCTCCCCGCTTACCTTCCGGTCCCATCTCAATGGCTTCACCGATGGTAAGGGTCTGATTTTTGATTTTGTCGGCTATGCTCATGGATTAGTATCCGAATACTTCGTCTTGAACCTTGTAGACGTGGTTCTTGATTGCGCCTAGTTGTTTGTGTATAGATGCGTAGCCGCTCATGCGTGTCATTACCATATAGCGGAGTGCATCGTATGCGTGATCCTCTGCTTTCGTGTCTACGTCTTCGCTATTCGTCTTTGATAGAGGTATTCCCGCAAGCTGCTTAATGGTATGCTGGCAGGTAGAAAATACTCGTAAGCGGGGTTCTTCTGTGTACGGATCATTGCCTAATCTTCTGTGGATTTCCATCTTACCTTGAATACGGTTACGGTCAGATGGTGTCCAGCGTACACCGACTCGCATCATTGTTTCTGCTATGGATGGGCCGAAACCTGTTTTGTTCCAGCACGAAGCATCTAAGACGGTATAGTGTGGTAGGGGGTCTAATTGTTCTGCTTCTATTATTTTATCAGCTAATTCTTCTGCTGTCAAGTGTTTTGCGTACAACTCACGATAGACCCAAATATTATTATCCCAATCAATAGCACCCCAAAGAACTGCAGACGGGGATGAATAGCCATAGTCCGCTGCTCTAATGCGAGGCCAATTGGTAGGTAGTTCGAAAGGTTCGACAACGTGTCTACTCCGTGAAAACTCTGGGAAGGCCGCTCCCTCTGCCACATCCCAATCCCCCTCTAGAAGTCTCTTCCGCTCAACTTCTGGGAGCGAACGCAACATGGCTTCGTATTGTCCGTCAGCCATGAGGTGGGGATTATCAGTCAACCGTGCGGGAACAAACTTGCGGTAGAACAGCGGCTGACCTGCCTTCTCGTGACCACTAGGCCACGTAAACGGCTTCATTGTATCTATGTCGTACGCAGGAAAAGCTACGTTTTCCGTGCGTGAGTCGATGTACATTTTCTTAACCCACCAGCCACCGACGCCGCCGGGGTTGGCTGTACAACGCATGTATAGATTCTTTTGAAGTTCAGGATCTGTGGAACGTAATCTAGAACGTAAGTAGTCCCAGACGTAAGGAGTTGGGTATTGGGTTATTTCGTCTATGCCTATCCAGTTAAACGCCTGACCCTGAAAACGGGTTACGTCCTTGTCTCTGTCTAGGTAAGTAAACCAGATCGTAGCCCCCGATGGGAAATGCCACGTTGATTTTGATTCGCGGAACTTTGCTCCGGGGAACGCCTTAGTGTATAGTTGGCGTGACTTGTCTATCAGTTCGGTTAGTTCGTCGAGTGTGCGTCTTAAAAGAAGACCCCGGTGATTGGGATTATGGCAATAGCGTAGAGGATCAGCAAGTAGAGCAAATGACTTACCGCCACCAGCCGCTCCCCCATATAGGACATCTCGCTCACCTGCTGAAAGAAACTCTTCTTGAGGGCCGGGGTTAGCTTGGAAAACAACTTCAGAATCACCAACAAAGTCGGAAACGGATGGGGGTAAAACGGAGAGATCTCCCTCATCGATGACGTTTGTTCCTTTTCCAGCGACTCCCTTTTCAACTCTTCCAATTGTTTCTTCCAGCTTTCGGGCATAACTTCTTTGTGATTCCGCTTTCTTTGTAGCTTGGGTAGCTTTCTTCTTTGCAGCCCGTAGACGCTTCTGTGCCCCACGACGGGCACGTTCAGCGGTGGATAGCTGATAGGTTCGTTTCTTCTTTGGTGCGTCGGTTTCCGACAAGGTCACTTCTCCGCAGATTTTGCTGCAGGGCGTCCCTTAGAGTTTGGGTTGGCTTCGTTCCATTTTTTCATGCCAGCCTCAACCATTTCTTTGTCGTCACCGTAGACGCGAACGAGATGGTTGTACGCATCACGTCGGTTCATCGTTGTGTAATCTGTTACTGCGTCTTTTGCAGACTGATAAATGTTTCCGAAAAATTCCATAGGTTATGCCTTATAGTTTGCTTTGCGTCCGCGATAGGCCTTTACTTTTCCGCCAACAACGTAGTTACGAACCTTACCGCCTTTAGCTAAAGCACCCTCTTTATTCTGTCCGCCTTGACGTTTTACTTCTTTTGTAGTGGCAGAACCGAAGTCGGCAATACGGCTACGAATAAACTTATTTCTAGCTGTCTGATTCATGCCAGAAACCTTAGACTGTTCAGCCTTCTTTTGTTCTGGTGTTAATGTCTTAACAAACTTTTTATAATCTGACAATTCACTTTGTGAAAGACCTTTAATATCTTTGCCTGATCCTTCTGTGATACCTTTGCCAAAAGCAGTTAGTGCATCTGAAATTTTACCCATAATATAATATCCTTATCCGTCTATGACGACTTCCTTCTTTGGTGGCAACAGGACTACGCCGTGCACTGCCGTTACGTTGTGGTTTATTTGTTCCTGCTTTGCTACGCCGACACGGTTGAGTAGTGATTCGGCAGCTTTGAGGCGCAGGTCGTCACCTCTTTCCGGGGCGGGGTTATCTATCGTCTGAATCACACGGTTAGCTGCCTTCATTGCGTTGGTAGCTAAGATGGTTTTGGTGCGTTCGATAATCTC